GGGCTTTCGGGATGGAGGGTCCGTACGGTGGGTGGAGGGGGAGTGGGGGGATGAGAAATGTTGTGAACTCTACACTCTACAGCTAACTACTGGCCTCTAGCTACTAGTTGGGAAGCTACATCGGTACAGATAAAAACCGATATACTCTGCAACTCTATATTATCACGTTCTTTGCGTGACGACCCTACTAAGGGTTAAACGTTGACTTTGATTGAGTCCCAATCGCTTATGCTACGCACATGGCTTGTAAGCCATAGCGTTTTTGCATGCAAGCGTCGATGAAAGGGGACATAATGACTTTGCCATATATGTCTTGAATCGATAGGATCATTTCTATTAAATCTACGTACTCTCTAACTCCGCGTGCTACATCTTCGGCTTCATACCCATAATACCGATGCACGATTGCCATGTCCAAATCTGACATGGCAGCTTCAAACCTGTTAATGTTTGGTTTAATTTTACACTTGAGACGATAAGTGTTATACACCTTTCTTGGCGTGTTGATAAGTCGATTATCCAATGTACGCAAAGCCATCATGAACATAGAGTCGTCCTCATGTTCCTCAGATGCTATGACTCCATTTAGGTGGTCATGCCACCTATCGGATACCAGTTTACGACTTGAACCAAGAACATCACCATGAACATGGCCAAATGACCTTGTTATGCTAGCGATGCACTTGAAACACTTTATCTTATTATCTTTTGTGTAATACATACCCCTTGATAAGAACGTCATCTCGGATAAAGCGCCTGTAACTTTTGTTACTGCGAATCCGACGTCGGCGGCAGCTCCGGATAGCGAGATGCCCACGTTTTTACGTAGACCATATGCTAATCCTATGAATGAGCTACCATTAGAATTCAAATATGTGGTCATACTAGAACCACTACAGAGCATCATACCCTGTGTGTTCTCTAATACTGCATGCACATTCTTATTGAAATTGACCCGAACATCCTTTGCTAACTGTGCAAAGGCCGGTGTGACGTCTATACCTGTCTGTTTGGTGTATGTATACATCAGTAATAACAACTCATGGGTATAGGAACTATCGTTCTTTTCGATGTCCCCTTCAATCCAACTAAAACCGTCATAGCAGTTCTTGGTCCTTTCGGACCGTTCTGCTATCAACATGTCATCACCGTGGTTTATGAAACCGACAAAGTCGTCATAAGTTCTACCATAGTTTAACATTTCTTCAATAACTACTGCTAATAACTCATTTGGTGTTTCCTTAATTACTGTGCGCATGTATATGGCACGTGGTATTTGTAAGCCTTTTAAGAACTCAACGTTATTGTCATAATTGACATATACGCCGCTGAATCCAAGCTCAGTACCATTGTAAATTTTAATAGGAACACCCAACATGTGTTTTAACGAGTACATCATGAAAGGGTTCGCCTCCATTAGATCCATGCCACTTATGTTAACTGTGGCTCGGCCGAATTTTAATTCGCCATGTTTAATCTTCTGGAACTCATCCTTTTTAGCTTTAATTGTGTTGTATTTACTCAAATGATTGTTTCTGTTACCGATGTCAACAGGTTTGTTTTTAACATAATCATCAAGCAATCTTCGCCGTTCTGGTAGTTTGACACCTATAAAATTAAAATAGTCATTATTTGATTTTTCGTATTCTACCTCGGCTTTTAAAGCGTCGTGTAACGATAACAATGATTTTGATTTTAATTTGGCTAGGCTAGTCATAACTTTGACCATAACTGGATCTGGCTCCATTGTCTCATCAATTGTTGAATTAATATCCAATGATGAGTCATCCTCGTCGTCAAATCCATGATATCTAGGATAACTAGTTCCCATGTTGAACCCCGATTTACTCTGCTTATAATCATTTATACGCGAGTTTAATTCGTTAGTAAGTTCCATAGAAGGGTCTAGTTGCAACCGTATCCTATTAGCTAATATTGCTTGTTTCTGCCGCAACACGGAACCACCCTCTCGCTCTGATGTTAAACGTAACATGGAAAGCGCAACCTCATTTGCCTGAGACACTGCAACTTCAGCACAACCATTAGCAAAACCTCCCCCGAAGCTATTGTAATGATTGTCTGGATTGACGTGTTCTAAATGATTTGCATCAGGTTGCAAATATGCTCCTGACATTGTCACGTTTTTAGACTTATTATGATCTAAAACGAACCTTCCGTTACTTTTATACACCTGGTTAGAGGCAGTGCCATGAATTGACGATGATGGGCTATGCACTATTCTTTGGACGCATGTGTATCCCAACTCGTGAAAACTCTTCGCCTCATTAGATGAGGTAAAGGTATATACACCTGGGACTGTTAATCCATCAAATCCTGACACGGGGTTGTATCGTAGATTATTTATTGGATCCATGTGAGTTCTGCGTCCATTGCCAATGTGCTTGGCTAAGGCTTCTGTGGTCAGATAATCGTTCCTCCGCGTAAGTGCGCGTTCCATGACATAGTACAATATTGTACCAGCCACCAATTCTCTAGGAACATTTGGGAATGCTGTTTCACAGCTATTCCTCAATAAAACTGACCCTGCCTCAGAATAGGCGGCGGCACTGTACTTGGACCTCAAGTGTGACAGTACATACATGTCAATGAGGATGGTACCGGATATCTTCGTATGCCTGGCAAATACAGAGTCGGGTTTGTATAATGCATCAAAAGTCATGACATTAATAATGTCTGGCACGACCTCTCGGATACTCTTAAACCATCTGTGTTCCCTGGCTTCTATAACGAAATTATCTATTTTGACTACAGGTGAAACAGTGATGACGCCTGCTATGTCATCAACCTTCTGTTTCTCGTCAATCGGTACGAAGTACATACCAGAATCATGTACGTGGTGTGGCAAAATGACGCCTTCTTGAACTAATGAGTAAGATTTATCTAACAAGCGAGGTCCATAATCCCCCTTATGATATTGTGCTAAGGCTGCTCCATTGTCAGTCTCTACACGCTTGTAGTATAACCCTTGTGCAAAGACAAAACCATTGCATAACACCACTTTCACTGTGTCGTTGTCAATTAATAGTTTTGGAGGTAGGCTACTAGGCATGATGTAGTCTTCATCTTCATCCGAAGAATCTGAAGGACTGTCATAAGGTACACCATCTTCGCAGATGCAACCTTCATACATAGGATTAGCGACCTCTTCATCCCCATTTACCACCACAATAGTGGCAGCACTAATTGGAGATGGTCTACACTGCGTAGGTACTTTCTCACTCTTGGTCTCGTCGTCGTCGGTGTCGGAATTTGGATTCGAGATGGGTTCAATATGCCCCACTTCTGGAGCTGTTGGTTCACCCGATTTCGTCTCCTCATCTTTTCCGTCCGCTTTATTCTTTGCCACTATTAACTCTAAAGTCACTGCTTGTTCTTCATCCAATCGGGTGCGCGCTATTTTGGCTATTCTTTGAACGTGTGAATAACGTAAAAACTTTTTGCCATCAGCAGAGCGTGCTAGAACTTCATATGACCTAGTGATTATATGAATTTCTGTGTCGTTGAATGTAGTGTATCTCGCAGCAGCATTAAACACATCCATAGAGTCTCGTAATGATCCTTTCCCATACATTTTACTTAAATCCGCGTGGTCCATTTCAGCACTTGACTCCCCTGATGATGACTCGGATTCTGAATCACCCTCACACGGCGATTTAATCTCATCATCAGGTTTCATATCTGCTGCTATATCGGTTGCGACAAACTCTTGTACCACGGGTTTAGGAGAGGCTTCCTCCCTGATAAAGGCGCTGAACTCATTTGACTCTTTCCAGTCATTATAAGTTACATGTCCTTGTTCGGAAGTGCTGGTGCGTAATTTAAGTGCAATTTTGTGATGTTCATAAGGAGTGATCTTTTCTGGAGCGACTTTATCGTATCCAGAAGCTTTTAACAGGTTGATCTTCTTCTCATTGGTAGACACTGAGTCATATATAAACTCGCCTTTAATGGGTATAGTAGTAAGTAATTCCCGGTGTTTCTCCTCTCGTTGGTTGTATTCCTTGAGGGTTATAACTTCGTCACCGTTAATTATGTTTCTATTTTCCATTTCTGTTGCGCGTTTAGCTCTGTAAAATTCAGCAATTCTCTCTTTTTCCGCTTCACGCCTCTTCTTGTCCTTTATATGAGATGCCGAACACTTGGTACACTTTTTAGGTGGACCATAGTTTTTGGCTTCATGTGATATCTGCCAATCACGATCAAATACAAAGGTTTTAGTGCAAACAGAGCACACAATAGATTTGTCACTATATGGAGTATTGCTGATTACATCACTGATGTCCTCAGTCATTGGTCTATCATCATCACCAGTGGCCTCTCCATTTGAACCGTTCAACGTCATGCATCGTGAAAAACCGGCTTCCTCATTACTGAAGAGCTCCCCCCGGTTGTAAACACAATGACAACAGTGACCAATTATCCGTTCATACCGACTCTTTGTCTTTTCGGATGCAGGATTTAATGGTTGTTCAAATAGTATGGGCCAGCAATCATTACACACTTGCCTCTTGTTGACTGTGACCGGTGCATCTTTGTGTATGTGGCAAGTAGGGCATATTCCGACTATTATGTCGTACTTAGCAAAAGTGCTTGGACTAATACTGGGTCGAAAATTATCGATCATGTAGTCCATGCACGGCATGCATACCTGCTTGCGTTTGGGCTTGAGTGGACAGTTTTGACAACTGTCGAGTCGCTCATCACACACATAGCGTGCTTTGGTCTTGGTGTTAGCAGTCTCGATCAAACTTGCATAACAGTCTCTACACACAGTCTTTAAAATGGGTTTGGGCGGGCAAAACAAACAATAATCAAGAGTAAGATCATGCACATATTTGCGCATTGTCTTCTCAGTTGCTGTTGCCAAAAGCCTTTCGTAGCAAGTGGTGCATGCTGGTCTCGTTCCATGCATGTTTGTCCATTCACCATTTGCTCCATTTAATTGTGACTTCACAATCCTCTTAACGCCAATAGTACTAATAACCTCATCAGGTGTGTACTTGGGTTTTTGTTTAAGATTTGATTTGTGTGTATTTCGGCGAGGGATTTTAAATCCTCTACCGATACCATCCTGTTGCAAACTTGAAACTAGCGTTTCTTTGTTCTTCATAGCATGCAATAATTTGATCAACCCTTCCCTTACATTAGGGTTTTTCACGTCCATGTTGTTGTCTTTACAGACGACAAGGACTTTTTGTACTAATTGCAAGTATTTCTCATCGTCTAAGACCAAGGGAAACTTTGAGAAAAGGCGGCCATCGCCCATGCCTTGAAGAACCGGAATATTAAGCGCTGAAACTTTGGTAGCTATCCTAAATTTCTCATCCTGAGATGCGCGTCTCCTCCTATAATATTCACGTTGAGCTAGAATTTCTTTTGAGAACCAGAGTCGGTAAATTACTGAAAAATTTTCGTAACAGATGGATCGTAACCACCCTCGACTTCGATTCCCATCGGAATCATACAAATAAAACAATGCTGAAGGGGTCTCGTAACCACGCTTACCACACAATGGTGGTTTTGGTTTTCCGGGTACTATAGGTCGTTGTGGCGCTACCTCTTTAACTTCCCCCGTGGTCCTTTCCTTCTTTTTCTTATGCGTTTTATTTCGTACATTTTCCTTTTTGACCTCACCTGTGGTGAAGTTAATAACTTTATGTTCAGTCCGTCGATTAGGCTGTCGCTTTGTGAACATGAAATTAAAATGCATAGTTGGTAAACTATGCGGGTGCTGTTATTACAGCTTTACATAAATGATTTCCGTTAACCCCGTACATTTTTATTTCTTTTTGTTTTAAATATTATTGGTATTTACATTGTTTATTTACATATATACATATATTACAGGGTTGATGTTGTAGAGGGGTGTGCTGTTAAACAGCGACATAATTGGACAATGCCCCCCCAACTGAATTTGGAACTCCCATGAGTGGATTGATCTCACTAACGAAAAGTTGACAATAATTAATTGTTCCAGTTAGAGAAGCTGGAGTAAGTATAATATAATTGCCGTTACTTGTACTAGCTTGTGAGACCCGCATGTATTTGGTGATAATAGATGACTTGTTAGCAGCTGTAGAATCAGATCTCTGTGTTGAAGTGTTGGTTCCAGCACCAATATAAAAGAAATCAGCAGCTGTTATATTACCGTTCAAGGCAACACTAGTATCAACAAATGTGGAGGACAAGGTGGCGTTTAAAACCATTTCAACCATCACGTAACCAGCAAAATTGTCTGGAAAGATGTATGTGGATGAAATGGCTTTAGAGAGTGTGCCGCCAAGGGAATTTTGCCCCGATTTTAACGGAGCTGTGCCTAATGGTATGGTTATAGTACCACCAACTGTGCCTACAAAGACATCAGTTAATATTGAATATCCCAAATTATCCCAAAATTTAGGTTTCCTCAATATCACATCATAGGACACCCACAACTCGCCTAGTTGTGTTCCTGCCGGAAAGGATGTGCTTGCAACTCCACTAGTTGCTATGGAAAACACACCCAAGTCGTACGTTTTGATATCCTGTCCAGCTGGAATCTGACCCGCTCGGGTGTATTCAATAGCTGAACCGCCATTCTTCTTGGGGTCACATTCCACCCCATGAACTATAGTGTCACATATACGAGCCGAGACTGCTCCGGAATACTCAAGCATTTGCTGCTTTGATATAAAGGGAGTGGCTCCGGCATTGTAGACCGTGGCTAACATGACTGTACCCATAGCTCCGGAATTGGAAGAATCGGATATCACAGGATTGTATGTGAATATGAGGCCCTGAAATTCATATTCATCGTAGTTTGCTGCTGTTTGCGATAACCACGGGAAAACACCTGCTAAGGCAGGATTTAGTGCAAAAGTCTGTAAAGTGTAGTTTGCAGGTACAGTTGGTGAAAATATGTCGCCAATATACTCCTTATGGCGTATACGTATATTACCATTTTCGTCAGGTGTTCCGAAACTAGGAATCAAAGCTGAGGGTGAACTACCATTGACCAAATCATTGGTACGGTATGCACCTCTTCCTTTAACCTTGCGTTGTATGCCACCACCAATAGCCCTACCAGCCATTGATCCGAGTTCTCGTGAACCCATAGCAGCACCCAACATACCTCCCAGGGCTCCCCCAAGAGATTTTCCAAGTTTGTACTTGCCGCGGCCGTACGCATAAGCGCCACGACCCTGAACCTTCTTCTTCTTTGCCTGTTGCATGACTGCACCAGCAACCGCACGCATTATAGCGGCGTCTTTCTTTCCTACTTTCTTATTCTTTGGCATAATAAATTAGAATACACATCGTTTGATGTGTATGATGTTGTTACATCATTACAATAAATGTTATTTTTATAATCGTCGCCAAGTAAGCCGATTATACAAGTTCCGCCCTTGCCTATGTTTAACTACACGCAAGCGAAGTGTTACTTAACACTTATGTCAACCTGAAGGTGGACA